CAGTGTTCGATTGGACCAAATAGTGCGTTAAAGTGTGTAGGAAGTTTGGCATAATCCACTTTTGCAATATGAGTGTATCCGTGAAATTGATCTTGCACAGTGTGTCCAGTGATATTGAAGTCAAGGTCATTCCACCAAAGATACGCATTCCAAGAACTGTGTCTACTCTTGCGCAGGACTCTATCCCACTGCCACTCAAGTATCCTGTACTTGATCCACAGTAGAGGATTTTTCGGCTTTACGCTGTAGGTCAACTCCACCTCCTTCATTTCTAAGAGTAGAAATCTCGAGCCACCATCCGCCGAATGCCGAATATGGAGAATAATGCCATCTTTCTCGAGACCAGTAGCGTTCTAACCATACCGTATTCCCATCTGAAAGTGGTGTAGGCCAAAACGCAAAGTACCACACAATACGCTCATCTCCGTGCGCTGGCTTTTTTTTAGTTTTCCATCTCAATCGTTGTCTCCAACTGATTTAATATACATTTGATGCATCAGTGTTTTTGCTGTTATTCTTCGATTTTGGTTTCACGAAGTTCACCATCTACTATCTTATAAATTCTACAGCCTTGAGATGTACGAATATATTTTCTGCCGCCGTCAATCATATTACCATTGTCAAATGCACAATAGTCGTGATGACTTTGACTGTACTGCAATTTACCATTGTCATCTTCTACCATGCCAAACACAAATGACTCTACAACATCAGCATTTGTGATCATGATTTGAGGCTCTAACGCAGCACCATACCCAGTAGCGCGGAATATACCAAAGTAACGATTGCCAAACTCAGGATGTGGTGTAGGACGATAGAAGATATCCACAGGAACATCGCTTGCTTGCAAGTCTGTGGTGCAAACGTACTTTACATCTACACCATCTTTTTCTGAGTAAATCTTTTCTACTTTTGCTGTATCAAATAATGGATAGTGTTGTATGTTCATAATCCGTGCCTTAGGTTATAAAGTTTATCTCTTACTCTATTAGTATACACGTCTGTGTTGTTCTTGTCAACCAAGTCTAGTATGAAATCAAGTTCATACTTGTCTAGTTTGTTAAATTCGAATGATTCTTTCTGCACGAAATATCCGCGTTCTTTAAGTTCGTATACAATCTCTTCGTCATCGAACTCGTTTAACTCTACATCAACTGTTACATATGCCATTTATGTTTCTCCTTTAACATTACCACAGACAATACCTTCGACATTACCTTTTACATCACCCCAAACATTACCTTTGACGTTGCATAAAACATCACCGTAGACACTACCTCCGACACTACCTCTAACATCATCCTCGACATTGCCAAAGATAATACCTCCAACATCACCTCCAACATAACCTACAATATCACCTAAGACATTATCGTGGACATTTCCGTTGACATTACCATAGATATCACCTTCGACATCACCACAGACACTACCTCCGACAGTGCCTTTGACATCACCCTCGACATTGCCTTTGACATCACCTACAATATCACCTAAGACATTATTGTGGACATCACCGTTGACATCACCTCCAACATAACCGCCTACGTCACCTTCAACATTGCCTTTAACATTGCCGTAGATATCACCATAGACAGTGCCTTTGATGTCTTTAATAAACAAAGTTCCGTCTTCGTTCTCACTGAATGTGATAAGCTCTGCAAGTTGATCTAGTTGTTTTTGAGTTAGATTAGTTTTCATTTTTATTCTCCACCTATATAGCTATCTTCTATTAGAGTGTTACCTGCGTCGATACAAGCTATTTTTAAATCACGTTCATACCTTTGGTTTACATATTTGCCAAAGCCGGGCAACGTAAACAAAAACAAAACCAGTGAAAAAAAGAGCATAGCCACAATTAGATTACCGTTCATTAGATTTCCTCTTTAACAGCACAGTTAAAAATCTCAGGCCACATTGGTTCTCGGCTGCGCCAAACTTTGCCTAGCCTAGGAACACATTCAATTCTATAGTTAGCAGGAGCGTCTACTTCTGAGCAGCCTAGTGCAACAATCTCATCAGCATATGGCGATCCTGTATAGAACCAATTCGGAGTGTCAAAGCCTGGATTATTAGAGCCCCAGGCTTTGACACGTTCAAAAACAGTATCTACTAAGTCATGGAGATTGTACCAACTGCCGTTAGCACAGATGTGACCAGTATCAGTTCGAACTATAGTCATTTAATAGCCTCCTCTAACCCATTTTCCGTTTGATTAGTTCCCATTTATGCAGCTACCTTCTATTAGAGTTTTACCTGCGTTGATACAAGCTATTTTTAACTCATGTTCCCGTTTCTGTTCCATGTATAGGCCAAACCCGGGCAACACCATAGCCAAAACAAAGAGAGTAAAAAACATTGCTACAATTAAATTACCATTCATTTTGTTTCTCCGTTTATGCAATTACCATCTATTAGAGTTTTACCTGCATTAACGCAGGCTATTCTTAACTCGTGTTCATTTTGCCGTTCCATATAGTGCTCAACGCTGGGCAACACTAAAATTAAAACACAGGCTGCGAAGTACATACCCAGAATTATAATTAAATCACCGTTCATTAGTTAGTCTCCTTTAAACTTTCAAAATTATGATATTTGTCCAACTGACGATTGTATTCATCAGCAGCAGATTTGAGTTTAGGATATTTTGCTTCAAGATCGTAATCACGTTTGATAGCAAGAACTGCGCGAGCAATGTCCTCTAGATTGCTATTGAGTTTTTCAATTGGATCTAATGCGTCTTGAGGTACATCATCGACCTTTACATAACCGTTTTGGTTTCCAGGGTAGTAACTGTTTTTTGGAACAACACCGGCATCGATCCAGTTTTTCTTAGCAGCTTCTAACCCTTTATGTGTTTCATATTTACTAGTACGATTGTCTTCGTGCTTTCTAGAACCGCAACGGCATTTATAAAAACGCTGTTGCCAGTTTACTGTTTTGTTTGTGTCAGTATAGGTAGTATGATAGTCGTCATTACACGAAACAAGTTCCCAATCGTGGGTGTGTTTAGGCTTAAACATTTTCATCAACATCATCTTTTACTTTCTTTGCGATAACCTTATTATAATTTTTCACCAACTTCGAATCCACGGAATGTTTTAAAGCGTGGAAAGCGTAGGCTGTATGTTCCGTCTTGATTTTGTGTTACGGCGTCTGCTCTTACTTCTACAAGTTGGCCGACAATACTGCTACGACGAGTCCAAAAACTATCACGATCAGTATCACTGAACCCGCTACCGCAATTAACTTGGATATTTCGTCCATCATCCTCTCCAGAGCATACCAATGCTCCCAAGCGTCCTTCGTTTCGTCCTGTTCCTTCTTCGACATCTACTACCTCCAATGTTACTTCAATAAACGGTTTCGCTTTGAGCCAAGCGTGTGTACGCTTACATTCATATGGTGCATCAACGTCTTTGATCATAACACCCTCGTAACCACCGTCAACGGCTGCTTTATTAAGCTCTACAAAGCGTGTTTGTCCTTCAGCAGTGTCTAAGTCTACATTTTCCCAATCCAGTGCTTGTACGTGCTCTAAGACGTCTTTGTGTTCTTCTACCCAATGCTTGGTAATCTCACTACGAAAACTTTGTGGCTTATCCCAGCTACCATTTATAAAGCATCCTAGCGGCACAGTATCAAACAAGTGCAGTACAGCATCGTTGTGCTGTTTACCATCTTTGCGATGAATCTGCTTCATAAGATCTTGAAAGTCTGCACTCATTACTTCGCCGTCTAATACAAGCGGATAAGGTACAGGATACTCTTTGATCACTGCTTCAAGTTCTGCAATGATGTGTCCAAAGTTGTGAAACTGTTTTCCATTGCGGCTAAACATTTCTACCTTGTTGCCACGAATGATTGTAATAACACGCACACCGTCTAGTTTGATTTCAATCTGCTTCTTGCCAGTCATTTTCTTTTCGTGCTTGGCACTATCATGAGCAAGAGCACAAGTGAACACAGGAATACATCCTGGCACTACTTTGTTAACAGTCTTTTCACTTACACCACAGCGCAGGTCTTTGATAAGGATGCGACGATACCATCCGTTCCACTGTTCGGTAGTAGCAACACTCATTGCAAGTTCGATTGCATCGCGAGCAGCGTGTCCTGTTAGTTCTCGCTGTTGTAGTTTATCTGCAAGTTCTTTAAACACGCTCCAAGACAGTCCTTGTCCACTCAACACATCCGAACGCTCTGGCACTTGCTTTACCCCAAATGTTACAAGAGCATCAAGTGCCATGCTTAAACCTTCAAAGAATTCTGGAAGTCCTTCTTCGTGTGATTGTTTTAGGATTGATTCTTTGCCTAAGCGACTGTTGTCTGCTTCAAGTTTTTTGATTACAGCTTGTGGTTGTGTTCTCATAGCATCGCCCTCCTATTTATATTAATAAATATAGCATACTACTTTTTAGGTGTCAACCTAAAATGTCGGCATTGTAGATTATTTTAATCATTCTAGATTCCTAAACAAAATTAATGTTTCGTCATCAGGCCCTTGTGCATATGCCCACTTGCTTATTTTTTTTCCTGTTCTACGTTTGACTTCGGCATTCATAGCAGAAACTTTTATTTTGGCTATACTTTTATCAACAGGTTTTACAAACTGAAAATATATTTTATCTTCGGTGACATCTCTTAATATTTTTCCTTTGATGCGATATTTACTGGGTAAGTCATCGAGATCGTTGTAGTTGATAGTTTCAGGATTAACAACAGGTGTTATAAGGCCATTGTCCCAACAGTTGATGCGCAAGTTATTAATGTTAATACTTTTTAACAATGCTACTTCGACAAAACTATAGCAAGTTTCGATAGATGGCACAAGAATACAGTTGATACCTTGCATTTGCACAACTTTTAATATCCGATGCATACCTTCGACAACATCATTGAATCCTAAACAGGTGTGTGTTTCAACAGCATTATTCATCAATGCCGGCAGCATAAAGTCTACAATTAGCTCAGGTTGAATATCATATTTTGTGTGCAGAACATTTCCGTGTATAGTTATTGTTGGTATTTTTGTCTTACCTAGTATTGTTGAAGTTCCTGTTTGTGTATATTCTACAACACTGTCAAACTTATGATCTGACAAATCATGATAACTATAGTTTCGATGCTTATTAAATCCTTTGGTATCTAGTGTTGAATCTGGAAGTGTGTGTATTAGTAAATCAGGATTTGATGCAACTATGTTTAAATCAAGTTCGGTAGCAGCCAATATCATTGCAAATGTATCAAATCCACTTTGATTCATATAGAACATTATATTATCAAATGGTTTGAGTTTTAAGAGATTGAAATAAACATTTTTCCAATAATCAATACGAGTGTATAATGATCCTATTTTTACAGTTTTTTCTTCAGGAAAGCCCAACCGAAAGTTAAACTCATTACTACGATATCTAAAGTTTTTGCTTACTATATTTCTATTCAACATACCCTAGCTCCTTGAGATATGTTTCTAATCTATCTGCCCACAATGCATGTCCATCTTCTCTAAAATGCCAACAAGGTGTTTTTTTAATACCCTGATTCAACAACCATGTAACCATTGCATCTTTTTCGCTACTGATATGTGGATAGTGCAATGTATCCAACTTGTTGATAACATTAGCATTGTATTCTGTTGATTTTAGTCCTTCACATGTGTTGCTCATTAGATATTGTATATTATTTTTCTTTAGAATACATTGCAAACTGTAAGCATAAGTTGCCCATTTATCAAACATCATATTGTCATCAAACAAATAAGGAATGTATTTGATTAAATGCACAATAGGTTTATATGTATAGATACTAGGTTTAATACCTACAGTAAATGGAACACTTTTAAAGTCAAGATGATCTCCATAATGTACATAGTTGTGTAGATCATTCTTTTCAGGATAGCGTAGTTCTATTCTATTAGCACCCGACCAGTTTATTAAAAACAAATATTCATATTGGTCTTCCATATGATTATTTACAAAGTCTAATACTGTACGAAATATGTGTTGATTGCTGCCGCCGGGTTTGCTTATATTAATCAGCTCATATCCATGCCGCTTTGCAAGCATAGCTGGAAACCCGTTGCGCACATTGTATTCACTGGCACTGTTTTTTCCGTCTAACATGCTGCCATTGGTATGACTACATCCAAATGCAACTAGATATTTCAAAGTACACCTCCTGCATTTATTTTACGATAAAGAAAATCTGCCCAAGTGTGCGATTGTAAACTTTGTTGTTCTAAATAGTATTTCATACTACTGCTTTTATTCAACGGATTATGATAGTTTGTTGTTTTTAAACTTTTAATATTTTTTGCATTGTAATCACTAATATGAATACAATCTTGTGTATTGTACATAAAATATTTACAATCATGAAACTCAAATGTTTGTTGTAAGGACAATGCCATAGTAGCCCATTGTCCAGAATTTAATATAGGATTGAATAATATTTCATCGCCTCTGTGCATTCCATTAATAGCGTTATCATTGTACACACGTTTGTCAGGACGATATGTAAAGTATTCATCATTCCAGAATATATCTTGCCTTGCCTGCGATGTCCAGCCTATTAAAAAAAAATATTCACTTGTGTTGTTTTCACATATAAACTTTACAACATCGTTGAATATTCTTTCATTGCTGGTATCTTCCAGTCCTTTGTTCACCACAGACATGCCCAGTTGCTTTGCCAACAAGTCAACATGGTTATTTTTAGTTATAGTTAGTTCATCGCCAAAACTTACTAGTTTCAAAAATATTTCTCCATCCACGGAATATATTCAACAATATCGAGTTTTCTAAACTTGTCACTAGCATTGGTATTATCAATAAAGTGTTTCCAGTCTGTTTCATCTTGTGGCTGATTTAGAATATTTTTTAAGTTGATAATGTTTTCAACTGCCCACTGCTCCCAATCCGGCAACTTGGCATTTTTGTATTTGAGATGTTGCTCTTCCAACATTTTGTTCATCAACACTTTGCGATCTTCGGGTAAGTTTCGTATATTCAAGTGACGTGGAAAATCTACAATGTTAAAATGCGGCAGACAGTTTTGATAACCATAGTTGCCCCAATCCCATTCATAGTGCCACGTATCATATTGGTGTTTGCACCAATCCAACAAGTTGGGCAAGTCATGCAAGTTTAGCAAACTAAGTGTAACGTGTGTATGCACAAGAACACCTTTGCGTGTGCGACTAAACTCTGCTAGTTTTTTTGTATTCTTTTCTATTATTTTCCATTTGGTAGGATGTCTAACATAGTATGCAAGATCACCTATAGCATCTATACTCAAACTTAATATAACACCTTTAAACTTATCCCAGATAGCTAATAGTCTATCGGGTATAGTTGTACCATTAGTATTATAATGGAGCTCAATATCCTTACTCCAACCTTGATCGACTATGTGTTCTAACCAAGCATAGTGTTCTTCGACTACTAATGGCTCGCCACCTATAAAGTTAATAACTTTTACATTAGGCAGTACTTCATCAAAAAATCCTTCAGCAAATGCTTTAATAAACCAAGGCTTGTCACTGCTCATTTTGGCAATCATATATGCTGTGTCATCCCAATCAGTGTGTGGCACTGTAGGTCCTTCTTCTATCCATCGATGACTTGCCCACGGATTGCAACTTCTACACTTTAGGTTACAAATATTTCCCAAACTGATATCCAAGTACGTAACAGCCTGTGCATCTAAATGTCCTTCATTATCAACATGCTTTAAAGTTGTGTCTATTTGATCTTCGTATATTTCATTCCATGTTTGTCTAAAACTGCGTATGCCTTGATCTTCAAGTTCGAAACAACTACGACATCCGTCTGGAACTTCGTCATTTAGTAGTTGCTTGCGTATTTCTTTGGCTTTTGGATCGTTGATAAAATCTTCAAGATCAGGACTATTCCAGTTATGATGTTCCTTCCAATAAGGAACTGAATCTACATCAACACCTGGCATGTATGCATTAGTTTCTACTCTACTAAAACAACATGGTCTAGTACGTCCATGCGAATGTGTGCTGTATCCTTGCATACTAAAGTAACAAAAGTTTTTTGGTAGTTTATCTAATTTGTTTTGCATATTCTGGCCTTGCTTTACTAATATTAAAGTCTGCTGCACAATGACAATGTGATTTAGGACACCACACTCCTTCACTCATTGTAGTATTAAACTCGCCTTGTACAATATTTCCAACAACTGGTCCTACTCCACAACTTGCTTGTTGTATTTTACCATTAGGATGAATGTGCAAACTTTCGTGTATATTGCACAACCAACCTTTAAAGAAGTTTTTACCGTTTGTAATGATGCCGTTTGTATCAATAGGTTCTATAGTATCATCTTCGTATTGTACTTTTGCCCAAGCATAACTAGGATCTTTTTTTATAGGAATACTCTGCTGTTGTACTGTACTATTAGTTTGAAAAAACTCCATCTGCCACGGTTCGTCATAATGATACGGATCTGTGCTAGGACGTAACTCGTCATAGACTGGTGCATACTCAATCATATAGTTGTCACACTCATTTTTTATTCTGTCGCCAAATGCCATACACTGTTCAAAATGATCGTGATGCATCATAATACGACTACACAAATAGTTTTTCTTATCTTGTAAGAACTTGTAAACATCCATGTACTTGTCGTCTTTGCTCCATTCTGCATGATAACTAGCAACAACATCTTCGAACAAGTGATGATGATCCTTCCACCAGCTTAGTGGCTTACTAAAGTTGGTGTTGATACCTACACAACTACCAGGCCATTCAGCATGTTCTCTAAACTTTTCTACAACAGGAATAAGTGCCTTCCAAAATGTAGGTTCGCCTCCGCTGAGATACAGTTTAAAATACTTGTAACCTTTGGCTTTATAATGTAACATAATACGCTCAAGTGTATCAACAATCAACGGAATATCTGTATCGTTTTTATTACGTCCTGCCCAGTTCCATTCGCTGCAATATGTACAACGAAAGTTGCACCAATCGTTGACTTGCCATACTAGGCTTACCCATTTGTCTTTAGCTGGTAAAATAGCTTTTATTTCTTGCATTCTGTTTCCAATATGTCATTTAGTAATGGAAAAATATCTGCAAACTTATACTTGCGATATCTATCATTGATACTAATGAACTGTTTCATTCTCATGAGGTTCTCTGCTGAATATTTATTAGTATTCTGTGTGTAGTTAATGATTCTTTGAACAGCATCTTGGTGTAGCTTTGTATCCAGCATCATTAGTTTTCCAATGATATTATGCTGTAGTTCTCTAGGCCATACACAACTGTGCAGTTGATCAGGATGTTCTAAGAAAATAGGAACAAAGTCCACACGCCTTGTTTGCTTTTGTTCTAGCCAACGTATTAGTTTGTCAACATCAAACACATTCCATGCTTGATACACAAAGTAAATCTTTAGTTGTACTTTTTCAGGCAACTTCATTGCTTTGTCAAAGTTTTCTTCTACCTTGTTCCAATCAGTTGGATAGCGTATGTACATGTTATGATCACCATAACCGTCAATGCTCATCTGTATTTCACTAGTGTCAAAAAAATCTAGTTTGTCATAAAACCCTTCTGGCCATGTAGTCATATTGGTTGTCCATGCTACATGACATTTTGTATTACCAGCTTCTACTAGTTTGTCCAATACATACTGATTTGCTTGTATCAGTGTAGGCTCACCACCTGTCATGTACAGTCGTTCTAATGTAGGTGCAACTTGATCTACAAAGTCACGAAACTCCTGAGTTTCGTACCATGCCCAATCGTGTTCCTCTACACTTTTAATCTCGTGTTGCCATTGGTCATCTAACCACTTAGGTACAGACTCTTTAGCAAGTATCTTCTTACGTTCTTTGTAAATCTGATCACTACTCACACTCCAACAACTGTTACACTTTAGGTTACAATGATTACCTAATCGTAGTTCTAAGTGTGTAGGGTTGCCGTGTGTTACAGATGCACGATATGTTTTGTTGGCCCATTGTCTGCTGCTTTCTAAACCTTTTTCTTCGTGTTCGTAGCAGCGATTGCATTCTTTAACTTTGCCACCGGCCAGCATCTTTGCACGAACATCCAGCATGTATTGCCCGTTCCAAATGTTCCACCAGTCAGTTTTACCTAGTACAGCATCTTTGCCATCTACTTGAATATAGTCTTCACTGTACACATGGCAGCATAGTTTACATCTACCATCGGTGTTAGTGTGTACGTTTATAAACGGGTATACGCAATATGTATTACTCACTCCAGTCTCCTTTGCCCTGCCATTCATATTCAAAACTAAAGTCTATATTACGTACACTTATAAAGTTTTTTTCGTCTTGCTTAAACTTTTTAAAATCATAAGCATTGTAAGGATCTTTAGACTTTTTCTCTGCATCACCTTTCCATGCAAGTTTACGTGCTCTAATAACTGCATTGCTATTATCTCGGGTGAAATCCATAATACTCCAAACAGGGCTCGAAGGATCTGGACTCATTTGCATTGCACCATTTTCAATCCAGTACTTGTCTTCCCAATCACTGTATTCGTCTTGTTGATATTTCCATTTAAAGTCAGCAGTCCATTTGCCATCATCTGTTATTTCAAATATATAGTCAGCATCCAATGGAGCAGCATTACGCTCTCCCCATTCTTCATATTCCCATTCTTTGCGGAACTTTAAATGTAGTTTATATGCACCTTTTGTGCGCCATACTATTCTTAAAAATGGCCAGATCTCATTTACCAAACTATCAGCAAAGTTACTAATGCCTGGCTTGATAATATTATAATCAAAGTCATCATAATCGTATTCAATATCAAACTCGTTATCAGGATTATCAAACTTGATATCATAATGAAACTTGGCCAAGTTAGGACGAGTTGGCTTGCTGCAAACTTTTTCTGTTTTTAGTAAGTCTGTAAAAATACTAAAAGTTTTCATACGTATGAGTTTGTGTACAATACTCATTTTATAATCTTTTGTAATCCAATGATCGTAATAGTAAAACGGTGACAGATTAAACTTGTCAAAGTTTTGTCCTACAATGGTGTCTACACCTACACTAAATCCTGTACCTTGACTGATTGCAATAAGTCCTTGATTGCGTACTCTATACATAAAAGTAAGAGTGTCTTCAAGTTCTTTATGTCCTTCGTTAGGATAGCCTACAATCCAGTTGGTCATTGCATCAATGCCAGCTGCATAGCCATCTCTAAAGTTGGCTTCCATTTCTGGTACAGTAACTTTTTTATCCATAGCATCTAGTACAACTTGACTGCCGCTTTCAATACCATAGTTAAGAACTTCGCATCCGCCTGCTTTTAGATCTTTGTAGTATTCAGCATCCATTCTACCATCACATCTACAATAACCAGTCCAATGTATCTCTAGTCCTTTTTCGGCAACTCCTTTTACAAATCCACGCAGTTCATTTAGATTACCATTTACCAAACTATCAATAAACCAAAATACATTAGTACCATGTTCATAGTACATATGTTCAATCTCATTGAGTGTGCTAAGTGCATTACGCTGCCTATATTTCCAAAAGTGTGTTTCTTCGCAGAACGTACACTTGGCAATACAGCCTCTTGATATTTCACACAATGCACCATTTGGAAACTTGTACTTGCTAAAGTCAAAATCGCTGTAGTCAGGCAGTGGCAACGTACTTAGATTATAGCGCTGATTTTCAGGCTGCCGGATAATCATACTTTTTTCTTTTTCGTTGTATTGAACACCTTGCTTTTTTTCTATGCTTTCTAGTGCAAGCAATAATGGTTGTTCACCTTCGCCGTTTACTACATAATCAAATAAATCGTCGCCCTTGTAATAACTAGCATGAGTACTAGGGCCGCCAACCATGATTAGAACATTTGGCATACGCTTTTTCAGTTGTTCTGCTACATACTTTGTAGGCGCTTCGTTGCAATAGTACAGTGTAAAACCAACCACATCTGGTGCAAACTCAACTATCTCATCGATCTTTTCATCTAGTATAGGTTTTAGATGTGGGTGAATATCTTTGTAATAATGTTCTTCAAGCCAGTGCCAGTCACGTAGTGGATCCCAAGGATCAAAATCAATAGGCCATTTTTCATTGTGAAATCTATTGTATGCTTCTACATTTATATCAAAACTTTTACAAGCATAACCTGCACGTTTTACAGCACTAGCAAGTTTTGCTGTATTGTAAGGTGGAAAACTAGGATCCCATTCTGGCAACAAACACATACACAGTCTAGTCTGTCTATTAACTTTGTATTCTATTTCAAGATTTTCTAAACCTTTTTGTACAGGTTTGCTGTACTTTGCAATAGCAGCAAGTGTAGCAGTGTGTTTATCTTCGGCTAATGTACCCGTTGGCTTTATGGGTATTTCTCTGTTTGGATCAACTTCTCTTTTTTCAAAAAATCCCATTACCAAATACCTTCTAGTTCTGGAAATACATCTAGTAAGTTTTCCTGTCTTAGAGTGTCTATACGTTGTGTTTTAAACTTAAACATTTTTATTTCGTTTGTGCGGTCTTTTTCCATAAAGTTTAAAATACTTTCATAATCGTTTATAACACCTGCAATATTATCAAACTGCTTTAGGTATGCAATATGTTCTGAATATCTTTCAGCAACTTTAGATTTAATCCACGGAGGCAATATACTCAAACGCATATATGTAGGATCCAACAATATGTTGATACGTATATTAGAAGGCTCTAACAATCCTTCTTCAATCCATTCCTTGTGAAAGTCAGGCAGGTTAAGCACGTTGTACACACTCACAGTAGGTGTTAGTTCAAAATACACATGTGGGCATTGTTCTATCATTGTGCGTCTGTTTTGTACAACTTCACTCCACACCATATTTTTACGCAAGTATTCACCTCTAGCATGATTGGCATCTAAACTACCAGCTACTCTAACATTTTCAAACTTATTCCAATAATCAAATGCTGTTTTCTTTTTGTAATACATTTGTGTAAAGTTTGTAGTATAATCCATACTAACATCACGTTTGCCCATAGCAATCCATTTGTCAAGTATATTGTAATGCTCTTTGGTAATAAGCGGTTCTCCGCCGGCCCAGTACACACGTTCTACACTTTCCAACAACGGATCAAGCTCGTCCATAAAACTTTTCATTTCATCACGTACTTGGAGTATCTTAGGATGTCCTGGGTCGCCGTGTGTTACTTTGTGATCTTCAAACCAACTGCTGCTAAACTGTGGACCACAACTGCGACATTTGAGATTGCAAAGATTACTAAAGCGTATGTCCATATATGCCATGTTAACATCGCCTGCACTACCATCATCACTAGTTGCTTCAACTTTGTCCCAATGATGTGCATAGTTTCCAATACTACCGGTACGCAATGTACCCATGCCGTTTTCTTCTAGTTCGTAGCAACGTCTACATTCTTTGCTTGGCTTGTCCTGTAGCATGTTCATACGTATATTGCGTAGTTCTTTGCCGTTCCATATTTCTTGCAAACTCTGCTCTTGTGTATTTCCAATAGGAAACTCTGGATCACTCATACAACATGGATATGTTGTGCCAGCAGGCCACAAATGCATATGCACCCAAGGCATCATACAAAAGTGTTTGCTGTTTTTAAGTTGTTTAGACATACAAGTCCTTTAGTTCTGGAAATACGTTGAGAAAGTTTTCACCACGTTTTAAATCTATTTTTTGCATTTCATTCCTAAATGCAGGAATCAAATGTGTGTCATCTTTACTATACATGAAGTTTATGATATTGTCTAGTCCTGTGTGCAAAAACTCTTTGCGTTGTGGATACATATTCAACTTATCAATATCTTCTTTTAATAATATTATGTTTTCTTTAGCCAGTTGTTTTATGTGATCAGGAAGTATTGTTATACTCAACCAATCAGGTCCAACTAGCAAGTTGCTGAGATTGATATCGTAGTCGGTGGGTATATTGTGTTCAAACAGGAAGTTGATAATCTTACGCAAATCTAATATGTTTAATACACTAATAGTAGGATTTGGTTGTATAACTACACCCTTGTCATAGCTGTGTTCAAAGTTATCACGTATCCAGCACAAGTTATCAAATACTGTACTCCACTTTTGTCCATTGCGTGTGTACTCTGCTTTGGCACCGATTTGATCACAACTCACACAAAAGAATATTTTATCAAAGTGCTGCCAATAGTCTTTTATGTGTTTGCCTTTGAGGCTCAATCTACTAGCATTGCTGTTGTATGTTAATCTCGGTTTGAGTCCACGCTCTATAAGCATATCCAGCAGTCTGTAATGCTGCTCCATAAACAGGCTTTCGCCACCAGTAAAATAAACTTCTTCAATAGTGGGCAACATTTCTTCAATCTCAGACCACATCTCTGGATGATTGATTTCTACTACTTCGGGCTTACCAGAAATGTCTTCTGCCCACTTGCTGCTGAAATGTGGACCACAACTACGACATTTCATGTTGCATAGATTGCTAAACCTTACATCAAAATATGCAAGATTCATTTGCTCAACACTGCCGTCGTCACTGGTTGTTTCTACTAAGTTAAAGTGATGGTTATACTCTGTGTTAAACTTGTGTCTATAACTAATAATACCTTGTGCGTCATAGTTGATACATTTTTTACATCCTTCACTTGGCTCATTATTCAACATACGCATACGCAGGTCACGCATCTTTTCACTGTTCCATGCACCTTTAAACCCAGCTTCGTTGATGTTACCAATAGGCATATCCCAGTGGTATATACAACAAGGATATGCATCACCGTTTTGCCATACGCTCATGTGTGTCCATGGCGCCATGCAAAAATGTTTTTTAAAATCTTGGGTCAAGTATCACCTATTGCTGTTATAAGATTGTCTGTTATGTCATTCCAACTAATCTTCCTTGAAAGAAATAACTGCTGGTTATGTATTAATTTATCTAAATATTTTTTCTTGATGTTTTGTTTTAATACATCTATATTTTTACTACCGATGTGTTTCCACATTTTCGATGCTTCTGCATAGTTGGTAATCTGATCAACTCCAAACAAATCTTCAAAAGTATGATAGCCTCTAGCTCGAAGTAATGCATGTTGATCAGGGTTGCCAACAATAAAAAACGGATGAAGATTCATTATAGCCTTGTAAGTTTTTTCTGTAATAAAGTTGAGACTAGTATCGCTTTCGGTTATTACACTCAACAAACTGTCATTGTAGTAAGACTTGATACTAGAGTTATAGTTTATTACATGGTGATTGTGCAATGGGTCTAGTTTACGATTATACATTTCTCTAACCAATGCCATTTTGTAGTCGCTGTGGAGAGATTCTGGAATACGTTTTAGTGTATGATGCGATCTAGCACACACATAAAATTCTCTACGATCAACACTAGGAAGGTTAAAACTTACATGTCCTTCATTGATTATATTACTACGCAATAGACTGTACATTAGCCATATACGATGAGGCTTTATATTCCTATTCAAACACAAAAACTTTTTTTCTGCTGTATTTATTGAAAGTTGCTTAGGTGTAGTTACACTAATATCGGGCAACGTCTGATGATGAAGCCTAGTAATACTTTCCCAAAAGTTAACACAAATATAGTTTACACCATCCAGTTTATTTCCGTGAGCCTGCATATTACTAGTCATAACAACAACTTTGTGTAATGGTATTTCTTTACTGTTTAACTCATTTGCTAGTGCCTTTGTATCTAGTACACCTTCTAATGTAGTTATCAAGCACAAATAAACATTAGGATCATTTTTTAATAAATCAATACCATCTTTTGATAGATTTGTATCTACCCAGTTGGGCATATGTATTACATTAACAATAAACTTTGGTGTCTGTGTATCTAATAGTTCTATTCGACTTATATGAAAAAAGTTTCTGTAGTTAAAATCGTCAAAATGTCCTAGTAGATAGTCCAGCGGCATTGAATGAAGCCTTGATCCGGGCAACTTTATAGAGATTGGTTCATACGGAGATTCTAGAATATTGTCCAATAGGAAATAACATTTGTACATTGTTATAGTATACTATAGATTTTATTTTTTAGCAAGAAGTTTTTCGCGATGTGGATCTAAATACTTTTTAACTAGTTCAAAGAAAGTTACATTCTTGCCTGGAATATCAACTACCGTATCAGCAGGAACACCTGCTGCTTTAGCAAATGCTTCTGGATCATCATTTAACACTGCTGCACGTAGATCGGTTGCACTTGCAAGTCTTGGCGGCTTTACCCATTCTATATCTTTGAAGTTGTAACTACCGTGTGGACCTTCTGCACCGTTGTATTGCTGTATGGTCTTAGGAACCCATGCTTCGTCTGTGTAAAGTTTTAATGTAGCACCAGGGTGCTTTGCATACAGTTCACTAGCAAGTGTTAGCCAACTTTGACTGAATACAATATGTCCTTTTACTTCAGGCCAAATAGTTTCCATTGCAACAACTTTTGCTTGTGCAGGCAATGGGTCTTTAGGACCAACCGTGCTTTGATTAGTGCCTACATACCAATGTGTTTCTCGACTGGCCATTTCCCACGCATTTTTGTGACCTTTGTGTGGAGGATTGAATCTACCAAATATAAGTCCTACTGTTTCGCCTGGTGCTTCAAATAGTTGTCTTAGTCTCATGACGGTGTCCACCTTTTTCTTGGAACAAGTTTTACATTGCCAAACTTTTTATTAGGGTCTGCATAACGTACCCGACCTTCACCGTTGGTATCCCAAATGTCACCTTGTTCACCTTCTATTTGATCAATCACTTCGTCTTTCATACGTTGTATCATTTTTACTAGTTCAAAAATAGCACTAGTAGCACCCTTGAACTGTAAATCTAACTCAGCAATCTTGGCTTGTTTACCTGTGCTTACTTTACTGGTTTGTAACCAGTTTGAAAAATCTTCTGCACTTAGATTATCCAGTTGTTTTGCTTTTGCTGTTTGATTAACGTATGTGTAAATAATATTTTTTAAATCTGCAAGTCCTGGAACACCTGCTAAAAATCCATCAATGGCTTGTTTATTTTGTGATAAAAAGTTTTCTACATTATCAATAGCACTTGTATCAACTTGTACTGGCTTGTCGTTGTAAACTGGTCCTAGCACAACAATACTAGGATCGTTGTCAAACATACTAAAGTCTTGCATTGGTTGTTGCGCACTATCTGGCATACCAAACTCTGGAAAGAACGCATGTCCAACCACCATTATATTTGCTCTATCAATTCGTTTGCCTAGTTCACTATTTGCACGTACATGATAACAAGTTTGTGATTTTGGATTTGGACAGAATGTGTACACTCCATCTTTCTCTTGAGGTGGATCTAAAAATAATCCATCAGCATATACAAATCCTTCAAAGTCTTTTGGAGTAGCTCTATCAAAGTAATCATACATGCTTGCAAACTTCTGTGCAAACTGACTTCTTGCTGCTTTTTCTTCTGGTGTTTTAGGATTGCCACTTTTGTTGGATATAAAGTCTGCTACTTCTTCTTCACTAGTAGCAGCTACACCCTTGCTCCACGCATTGTGGCCAGCAAGTATAAGTGGTCCACCTTTACGCTCACGTCCCCAATAGATTTGAGGATTGCCGTCCCACTTCATACGTATACTTTGACTGCCGCTATCAGTAGCAACATCTTTTAAATGCTCTAGTGCTTCAATAGTTCCGTCACTGCCATAAAAGAAAACCAAGTCTTCGAGGTGGTTGAATGCACGACCAAGTTGCTTTGCTTCTACTAGTTTAAATTCACTGTATCTCATCTACTGTCGGCCAATCTATTCATTAGTTCAACAATACGATTGTGGTTTTTATCAGCTAGTGTGATAACACTTTCTGTCTTAGGACCCCAGTTTCTGTCTTGTTCTAATTCTGCCATTAGTTTGTCTTGCACATTCTGTGGCATTGTAGCAAGTATGCTTTCTAAACTGCCCAAGTCTGCTGCACTACGATTATCACCTAATAGTATTTTTGCTATTTCGTTGAGATCATTTGTAATAAATTCACCAGCTTTGCCTTGCTCGTTGCGTTTGAACAAGCCTTTCCACGCACTCCACAACAAGCCTTTCACTTTTGCAATCTTGCTTATTGCAAGTTGTTTGTGAATACCTTTATACGGAGACCCTTGAGGAATATCATGTGTGTGAAACTTGGCAGTGTTTGCTGCATCAGAAACAACCATAATATCCAACTGATGACTTTCTGTACCAAGCGGCATTTGTACGTGTACATTTGTGCCAATAACTTTTGTGTTATAACCTTTTTGATTTATATAATCTGCTAGTGCTTGTTTTGCTTCTTTGACATCTTTGCTGTTGAAAAAACTAATAACAGCATTTTCATCTACAATAACATCTAAGTCGCCCGAACGTTTACCAGGTGTAGGAGTAGCAGCACTGCCAACCGGAATACATTCAATGCCTGTTCCTTTAAGGACTTTATTGTTCACATCATCTAATAGTTGTTCTATAGCATTGTGATCAAAATCACTAGTGCCGTCAAATACCTTGCCACCCATATTAACTCCTTGATATAGTATTTAGTATCTTTTGCTTCACACTGTCAAAACTTTCATATTTAACACTCAGTTTAAACAGTAAACGGTCAGCAGGGTGTTTGTCAACAGAATGTTTACGAGTTGTGTTTAATAATGCTGTACGATAATAATATTCATTGTCACCAAATCGTACAGGAGCAGCTCCATCACTTAATAAAAAGTTGATGCTGCACGTTGTATCATAGTCTATATGTGGAAGTAGTTTTGTATTGGCTTTTAAAATATAAAACTTGGGTAAAGTATCTATATCAAAATATTTGTTTAGTTTGTCTGCATACTCCAACTCAATGTCGTTGAGAATGCGCCAGTTGTTCATTACAAACTTGCCAAAACGTTTGTCTGTATAGGGTTGAGAGTTGTCTTGATTCTGATTCCAAAAATCAAGTAATGCTGACTTATCAAAATCATAATCGAAGACTAGAATGTCTTCGTTATTTGTCATCTATTGTACAACGTCCTTTTGACCCACAATGCGGACAATGAAAGTTATATCTGTCAATACACATATTATCCTCCATGGTTGCATATGTGAACCAGTTTTTACACTTAACACAAGTTAGATGCCAAATAGTTTCTTTAACTGCTTTAAACATAACACTATTTATTAACTGTACGAAACGACCCTTCTGTTGAATGAATAGCATTGATTAAATCATTGAACATATCTGATGTTATTTCAAGTATAGTATCAGTATTCCATTCTTCGTCGTACTGACGTATGTATACTATATCATCAAATGCATCAATAATCAAATCACTATGTTCACCTGTTTCATCCATTATTGTAATGGTTGTTAAGTCGTGATCAAACTCATTTGTAAACATTGTATCCTATCCTTTTATTATGGCGGGCAGCCAGGGATTCGAACCCTGGGAGGACTTTCACCCTCGTCGGTTTAGTAGACCGGTGCTTTCGACCACTCAGCCAGCTGCCCTTTATAATAACAAATGGTGTTGTAAGCGTTTCTGCTTACTTGTATAATATAGCAGTCTATTTACCAGAAGTCAACCACTGAATGCAAGTTTTTTGTAAATAATATTATGATATGGACAGAATGGGATCCCCTAAAAGAAATCATTGTTGGGCGTGTATACGATCCAAATGATATAGCACACATAGAAGATATAGAGTTTCGCAACGGACTACAACGTATTTTTGAAGAATCAGAAGAAGACTTTGTAAAGTTAACTGAGTTATTTGAAAGTTATGATGTAAAAGTACACAGACCAAAATGTGAATACAAAGGAGACTTTCGTTATCCTGCTGTGTGTCCACGTGATATGCATGTTGTATACGGTGATCAGGTTGTAGGCACTATAGGAGGAGATCCTAATAGGTTTTACGAGCGTGAGCACTACAACGATATCGTATTTGGTTTAGATAGAAAATACAATGCTATGCCAACTCCTACGCTAGGAAGTTTCTATCAACCTTATGTAGCACACGAAGGCACTCCACTGTATCACGCTGCTAACATACTCAAATGCGGAGACACACTGATACACACTGCACCATACAACGATACCAGTTATCCAATGACAAGGCAGTTTGGTAGAGGTACCTATGCAGGGCTAGATTGGATGAAGAATGAAATAGATGCTAAATGGATACAACTACACGAAAGCGGACATGCTGATGGCAAAATAGCATTAATCAAACCAGGGCTGCTTATGTGTTGGTTACCTGAAATGATACCAGACGAACTCAAGCATTGGGACTATATACAAGTACCCAAGCAAAACGTTCCAGAACAGTTTTGGCAAGCAAGTATGCAACCATTACGTGCTAAAAATGTAGCAACATGGTTAGACAGCTGGATTGGACATGTAGACGAAACTATATTTGATGTTAATGTTGTTAGTGTATCGCCAGAGTTGGTTATTACAAATGGATACGATGCAGGTGTAGCAGCACAACTTAAAAAGCATGGTGTGGAAATGGTTCCTTTTGACTTTAGACACAAGTTCTTTTGGGATGGTGGATTGCATTGTGTAACATTAGATTTAACTAGAGAAGGCAAATGTGAAACATATGTATAAAGTTGTAATGAAAACACCCGAAGTGCTTGTGGTAGATGATTTCTTGCCACAAGAGAGTTGGGATAGATTGTTCAATCAAGTGCAGTGTGACGAATGGACACAGAGTCAGACTGACGACAAATATTGGCATATTACCGATGGTGCAAACTACAAAGCCAGCAAACGCTTTCTCCGAGATGCGCCATTTAACGACAACTACGACATATGGGCAGATGCTATAAAGACATTTGCAGACAGCGAAGAAGCTCAAGATTATACAGCAGGCTACACAGACATTGCTATGCGATGTCATGGTTACCCTGTAGGCAGTAAAAATCCGTGGCATACAGACATGGGCGGGGTAACTTACAGTTATTACTTGCACAAACATTGGCAAATCAACTGGGACAGTATGTTGTTGGTGTTGCCCAAAGACAGTGTAGAATACAAACAAATCATGCGCAAGTTACCAGGTACTAAACAACAAGATACGTATCGTAATACAGGCACATTGGAAATGTTTGAGCAAGCAGAAAAACAAAAAGGGTTGATTGAACACGGCATGGGCTATTTTGTAGCACCCAAACCTAATAGACTTGTGTTGATAAACAAGAACGTAGTACATGGTATAACTAGGGTAGACAAGGATGCTGGTGAGAATGTAAGATTAACACTCACAGGGTTCTTTAACTTTTTCAAAGCGCAGGTGGTAGATGTTTAGTAGTAAAGCAATACCTATACATGATAACTCAATCAAAGAGTTTATTAATGCTAGAGAGATACATCTAAATAAAATATATGCGCCACAAGTTTTTGTAAAACAGCATCGAGAATGGATTAAAAATACCACATTTAGATTAGTTGGTCTAGACTCATTCAAATACGGTTATGTAACTGCTGGTGTAACTGAAGCATTCAACGAAGTGTATAGAGAACGGTGTTATGTGCTAAACGGAGAATACAGTTATCATAAAGATATTGGTATTCCGATATCCAACTACAAAGATATTCCGTTTGGTAGTAGACTTATCATAAGCTATCCATTTGCTGCCACAGGCAATCCGCACGAAGATTGGAATGATATTATCCAGCATTGTATAACATGGGGAATAGATGTATTTGTTGATGCTTGTCTAGCAGGTGTGAGTTTGGGTAAACTCGATCTAACACATTCTTGTATTACTCATGTAGCATTTAGTTTTAGCAAAGCATTCAACACAGGACATATAAGATGTGGAGTTGTGTATACAACTGAGCCATATTCATCACCTGCAAGTGTCACAAACAAACATTTTTATCTAAATCATTCAAGTATGCTTTTACATCTCGACCTAATGAACAAGTTTACAAGTGATTGGATATTTCAAAAATATAGGATCAATCAAATAAAACTTTGTGAAGAACACAATCTAACTCAGAGCGACTGTGTTCTTTTTGGGCTAGACAACAACAAACGTAACTGTCTTAGTCGTTTGTTGGAAACTCTACAATCTTATCATTCTCAACAATAACAAGTTTTGGTTTAGAGTTTATGTTGTCTTGCTCTTCTTGTATAAGTTCATCTAGAATACTTGCAACTTCTTCATCTTCAAAGTGAAGATATTTTTCAATAACATCTAAACGACTGTCAATCTTGTACAAAAGTTCAAGCATTTCGTCCATTTTAAAATCACTCATTAGTTTGCCGTTACACTAACAGTTGCATCAATACGATCACCTACACGGTAGTTGTTGTATGTGTATGCTTGTCCGTAATGGCCGTTCCATTCAAACCTAATAAGATAGTTTTTTATCTGGCGTACTTGACGTGTTTCATACACTTCGTTACACTGACGTTGAATCTGATATCCTGTAATAACCCTGCGACCGTTGTTGTTGTCAGCTGCGACCATCCCGCCGAGAATAGCGCCAATAGCTGCACCATCATCCTTACCAGTAGCACCTTTGCCAAGCAATCCGCCAATAATCATACCACCTAGTACATCGCCACCACTGGCGCCGCCACCTGTGTTACCGTAGATAGGAACTTCAACGTCTTGACATTGAGTTGTGGGTACATTATTATAAACTGTTTCGTAGCGTGGTTCAACATGTGTAATACGTGCTCTTACAACATCAGCTACCGCAGCAGATGAAGTTACAATAGCAATAGTTGTAGCAAGTAATAAGTTCTTCATGATAGTGCCTTTCTCTGTGTGCCTATATTTATAATATACACTACTCTTAATAAGATGTCAACCTATTATTTTAAAAAGCCTGAGATTTGTAGAGTGTATTTGTCAGCCATTCCAGCATTAGCACTTAGATGCAAATGGTTGTGATCCCAAATATATCCATCTCCTGCACTCCAATGTGTGCTGTTGTGCCAAGTTTTATCATGCTCTTGATATTGTATAAGATGTCCAACTTTCCAATCTTGCAAGTACATATTAGCACGAACCTTTAAACGTGTATCATCCGGATAACGTTTGTTGATTTGGAAGAATGTATCTCTGTGAATGGGAATAACGTTGCCCGGTGGCTGTAGTACTGTGCTAACAGTTACAACTTCAATGCCCAACTGGCGTTCAAACTCTTTGTAGTCCACCTGGGTTTCGTCAAACCACAACTGTCTAATCAATGTGTTGCTGCGTTCGTAGCTGTCTGGAAATCCACCGTGTTCCTCGTGAACATCCTGTAGCTCATGTACTTGGTGTGCAATACAACTGCCTTCATGTACACTGTAGTCGGCATTTAAAAATACGTCAAAGTCGTAGTCAAGTTTTACAGGATTTAACATTAGTAGTTTGCTCCATCCTCGGTTCCGTTGCCAAACAGAAAATCAACTTCAACCTTTTTAACCCTGTCATAACGGAAGCTACGCCAAGCATTGGGTTCAATATCTATAGCCCATACCACAAACACCTTGTCTTCCAAGTTGCGTATCTTGGTTTGACTTAGTTTGTCTTCACGCTGTGCTGCTGGTAACATGCTGGGTATAAGTGTACACTTCATAGTACGCTCATCGCCGCTGAGTTTGTCAAATGTTACATTTACTATTTCGTCACCTAATAGGTCAAGTAGTTCTTGACGTGTGGGCACACCTTTTAAATCAGCTATTGTCTTCTGCACGTCTTCTGTTGTAGACATTTACTTTCTCCAATATATCTGCCCAAGTTACATCGGGCTTTCCTCTTAAACTTAAAACAACTCTACGGTTATCATTGCCTGTGTTGTTGCTTCTGTGAAATACATTTGTTTTGATCAGTTGTATGCTATTTAACACTATTGACTCACTCACAATATAGTTGTTGTCAAAGTACTCTGGAATTATAGCACTGCCGCCTGGTGCAAATTGCTCTGTGCCAAAGTTGTTGTTGTGATCTTCAAACCATTCATTTATACCCAAGTCGCAGTTTGCAATAGGAATATTAATAGCCCACGAACGAAGTTCTTTTGATTGAGCCAAACAATCTTTGTGTATCTGTAACTTACAGTGTGGATTAGTTACAAATAGTCTAGCAGTTTGTAACTCAATATCAAGAGCATCCAACAATGATTGCACTGGCCATTTGATGTCTTTGCCAGTGATTAAAAATCCTGTAACCACTGGCATTATTCTTTTGTCGTCTTTGTAAAGTGTTCTGTCATCGAGCTTGTATCCAAACTCATTCCAATAGATATCATGCAACTTCTGTGTTGGTAAATGAAAATCTATTGGACAGCTAAACTTCATCTATGCTCAACTACCTTATCAGCAAGTCCGTGTTCAACAGCTTCTTGTGCTGTAAGGAATGTATCAAACTTCATAGTTTCAAATAGTTCGTCGTACTGCTTACCGGCGGTGTTATGCTTAACATAAAGCTCTGTAAGGCGCTTGTTGATCTTTTGCGACTCTTCGTATGCTCGTTTTGCATCTTCAAACTGTAGTTCTTGTACGTGTACACTTCCGCTGGTTCCTCGTGTGCCACTTGACACTCTATGGATCATTGTGCGTGACTCTGGCAGTACAGTACGTTTTCCTGCTGTACCTGCTTGTGCAAGGAAACTACCCATACTACATGCCTGACCCATTACAATAGTACGCACATCACATTTGATAAACTGCATAGTGTCGTAAATAGCAAGTCCTGCTGTTACGGCGCCGCCCGGCGAGTTGATATACAAGTTAATGTCTTTGTCAGGATTAACGCTTTCAAGATACAACATCTGTGCTACAATCAAGTTAGCCATGTTGTCTTCTACTACACCGTTTAACATAATAATACGGTCTTTCATCAAACGGCTGTAAATGTCGTATGAACGTTCGCCTTTTGCTTCTGATTCAACTACGATTGGTACTAATGGCATTTTTTTCTCTTTCTTCTGCTAGTTTAGTTGATAATACAAAGTTTTCTACAAGTAACTTTGTCATAGTAGCCATTGCTACTGTTGTTCGATGGTCTTCCGGTATACTAAAAAGTTGATCAATGACATTTGCTGCCATTACTTCAAATACTTGCTCTTCGGTTACCTTCATTCTCTTCCAGTCAATAGGATCTCTAATCTCAACTTCTTTGGCCAAGCTGATTAATCTACCGACTGCTTCTGTCTTAGTTAAGTTTTCTTCCATATAGAGTGTATTCCTTTTGCTTCTTAAATATTATAACTTTTATTTTTATATTTGTCAAGCGTTAAAGCGTGGGTTGTACTTGTTGTAAGCCTCAAGAAATATTTCAGCAAAATTCGAATCTTCAAATGAAAATGTGTGACTGTCATCTGGCCGAGTGTATTTGTCAAACGTCCACTGATGTCTTTGTAGGTGTTTACGACAATAGGTTTTCCCCCACGAATCGCTGTCGCAATCGACCTGGACACTATATCCAGGCCGCCATTTTAGTTTATAGTCATGTTGTTCTTGTGGTGTCATTTATTCCTCTAATGCATTGTTTGGTAGTTGCTTTCGTCATTTGGGTCAACATCAAAATAAAGTTTACAAGCATGTACAATGCTCGAAGGAAGTTGTTCTACATCTTCCAAATGTTTTGGCACCCAGATGCCTTTTATATTTCCATTCTTGTCTATAATAAGTCCATAGTCGTCTTCTTCGAGCGTTTCTGAAAAGCCCATATAGTCATGTCGTGCCATATTAGTACTCCCTATGTTATGACTTGTATTTACTCGTTTGCGATAACCTTATGGATCTTCATAATAATCTACCACCATTACCATTTCTGGCCTGTCAGGATGTTGAAATGTTTTTGCAAACTCCATTGCTTCGTGTGCATCTTCAAACAGTTCGGGCTGTAAGTCCCAGCAATGCTCTGTTTGTTTCGTAACATAAATCCAATCGTCCTTGCCGTCAAGACATACCATTACTGCGTACACGCTTCTTCTCCTCATAATCGTGCATCAATATACTTACGTCATCAATCGGGTTAGGTGTTTCTAAAATTTCAGGACATTTAGTTGCCATAACATCTAAGTAATATTCACCTGGATAATGCCGTAAACGATAATATGCCCGTTGTCTAATCGTTGTAGGTACACCAGGAGTTTTCTTAGGATCCATTAGATCTTTTAAAAACTCCTCTGTGCGCTTTACAGCATTATAGCGTTCGAAAGGTAGTGTCATCTTTTACTTTCTTTGCAATAGTTTTGTGAATACCAGGGTTAACTCGTAGTACGTGCGGCATCATCTCGTGCCTAATATAGTTTCTAGTATAATGGATATTTTCGTTACTGTCATCCTCAATCCACTGCACATTGTTCAAACGACACCAAAGTTCAAAGTCACGTTTTCGAGTGAGACGGAACGGACGGATAACATGTTTACGTCGATAAGGAATCCATTTGCCTGTGCCATGCATACTGCTCCATACCCAAGTTTCTACACAGTCATCTAGGTGATGACAAGTGATAACAGGCACTGTAAAGAACTTTTCAAAAAATGCATAACGCTGCTCACGCCACCATTCTTCTCTGCTAGGACCTGGAGGAATAGTGCCGTGTGTCTCACCAATAGTAAGAGGAATCTGTTTTTCGGTGCAGTAGCGTTCCATAAACGCCCGAGCCTTTTCACCGTGTGCAGTTCCGTGGTCAAAGTGTAGCACATTTACCTGATGATTGCGACGGAGAAAGTCCAATGCTGCCATTGAATCAACTCCGCCGCTACATGCAAGCCAAATCTGTCTTGGTAGTTTGCCTTGAAGTTTAATCATTTGGTCCACCGTAGTATAAACATCGTTAACATCCTATCTGTAGGTATATGTACAGTCATACCTTCTTGCTTACATTTATTATTATAGCACCATTCAGTAAGATTGTCAATTTCTAATGCCCAAAAGGTAAAGTCGGTTAGAACAACCAAATACCCTTCATAATCGTGTAGTGCAGATTTTGATACGATAAACCTATTTGATTTCCAATCTGCAGTGATATCATCCGCCATGCAGTTTAATCATACTTGTTGCACCAGTCCTGCCATTTAACAATCTCCATATTTTCGCCGTGACCTTCAGTTTTGATATAGTTCTGCTCAATCAAACTATCAATAGTAGCTTCTACAACCTCTTGTGTTTGAGATCTACGACCAACCCAAAGACCAAATGCAGTAAACACCACTGCTGTTAGTAATAGAATACCGTGTGCCGCTGTAAAAAAATCCATTAGTTATTGCCCTTTATAGTATTTAACATGTCACGGTTTTCCCGTTCTACTTGTTTTTTAGCATCTATCCACATCTCACGCACAAGATACACACCTACAGGCAAGCCTACAAACGCAATCGCAAAGACAAATGCAATGAATGCGCCGGCGCCTTTAAATAGTGTGTTTGCATAGGCTGCGCCAAATGACACTGCCGCAATATAAGCAAGACTGCAAACAGGCCAAGCAAGATTTTTAAGAAAGTGTTTCCATACTCGATTCATATTCTTATACCTTATATAGTTTTACATAGTTTAGACGGGTTTCGTTTACTTCGAACAACTTGTTCTTAGTCTGTGCTTTTACCTTAGCCTTACAGCGTAGCATAGCACCTACATCATATGCAAACTTGTTCATGAAGCTCACTAGGTTACCTTCTGTAGTAACCGCAGTGTAGTTGTAGCTCTCCCACCGGGCGCTGTAACGACGGTCAAGGATAGCAATCACTGCTTCTACACTATCCTTCTCTGCACCTAAATGTTTGCTGTCGCGATACTCAACACGGATTTCTTTTTTAAGATTGCTTTCGTGTTGATCACGTTTGATAAACTCTGGAGCAAAAGCAATACGACCCATACCGCACTTAAACGGTACTTCGTCTTGCGATAGTTCTTTTACCATATCAGCTTTGAAGCCGTCTAGCTCACCTAGTCCAAGCATTACATACCGACGCATCCACTTGAGTGCTTCTTGTACATTAGCATAGTCTTCTTCAGTAGGCTCAAACATCTCAAAGTCGCTTGGATGCCATTGTGCATTAGAAGAATTAAGTTTGTTATCCCAGTAAAACTTAACAAGACTTATGTTGTCAAACCGTGTCTTGTTTTCTTCTGTGCTAAATCGACGAGTGTCTTTGATGTAAGTATTGTTGTTGATGCGGTATGCTGCATATGCTACAGCAAGAGCTTCTGTGAGGGGTACAGCCTTAGGAGGAAGTGGCACGTAGTAATGCACTTTATTATTTGTCTCGTCATCAAGCTCGTATTCGAGTTCCAGGCTCTTGAACTCTGCCTTGCTCATACTACCCCAATCAAGAGTGTTTGGATCGTGAAGTGTATTTCTCATGTGTGCCTCCGTGTGTTTGTGCCTATACACTTTTATAGCATACAGACACACACTTGTCAACCAACAACTTCACATAATCCATTGGCAAATACTTCAACCGGTTTTACTATAGTTGAATGTAATAATATTTCTTTGGCTGCTTTTGCCGTGCGTGTGTCGTTTCCATCTTTGTCTTTTTCTGTAGCTCTTCGCCCAGCTGTATATTTTATATCAAAGTAACTATCATTTAGATGTGCTTTGTGTGTATCAAAGAATCCATCCTGTGCATCATCTCTATTACAATAAAATACAATATCGCCAGCCAAATCTTTTTGCACACAATACTCGATTAGAGTTTGGTGATCTGCATCGGTAAATCCTTCGCCATAACTTGTAAAACTATCTCTATAAGGCGGATCATAAAAGAAAAACGCACGTTCGCCTGCTACTGCATCGCTTGCTACTTTCCAGTCTCCACAATAAACATCTACTTTCTGTAAAAATGTATGCCATTCTATTACATTTTCTTTGTCATACACTGTTGTCTTTTGATTACCTAATCCAAATGGTGTATCAAATCTGCCATTTGCACGTTTGGTAGTTTGCCAAATACCATTAAATGCTGTTTTCATTAGGAAGTAAAGTGTAGCACTTTCTTCTGTAGTAGTCCAGTTGTGTACATTGGTTGCATATGGTGTACGAAGATTGTAAAACCATTCTTTACGTTTGGCTTTATCTAAAGGAATATATTGTGCTTCGAGTGCATCCATACGTTTAATAAAGTTATCAACATCATTTTTAATAGCGTTGTAAATACCAACTAGTTCTTCTTTAACATCATTGATAACAAACCTTTTTACATCCGGACAGTTTTCATATACCCAAATAGTCATTGCTCCGCCACCAAAAAATGGCTCAACAAATGTGTCGTAGCCACTAGTTGGAATACCTGGGTTATCCAAATATTTGGGTATCATTTTGTTTTTTCCGCCTGCCCACATGTATAATGGTTTCATAACGTTCCTTCTAATGTTTCTTGCATTATAGCACTAACTTGATCAAATGTAAAGCCTTCGGGTGACATATAAAACTTGAAGTTTTCGCCTAACATAATGTTTGCTTTGCGCCGGAGATTATCTAAACATTGTCCTTGTGCAGAGCCTGGACCGCTGCAAAATGTTACATATACTACATCTGGATTAATATGTTTTGCTGTACAAGCATTGTCCCACCAACGTTCGTATGCATTGCCGCCAAGTCCTTGTTTCTTGGCTTCAAATACTGCTACTAGTTTGTCGCCTTTGAACCATGCGCCGCCATCTGGTGCAAATCCAAAACAGTTGTCGCCAACATATTTTATTTTATCTTCATAAGAAAACTGTTTGATCATCTTAAGATCAGGTACTCGAATATTATCTCTAGATTCTTTAAGTTGTTTATCAAGTTTGGAACTATCTGCATCTAATGCAGTTGTACCTGATTGGATGCCGCCTTTAAAGTTGTTTACACGTTGTGACATGTGATGCCTTTCTGTTTTGCCTTAGTATTAATATAGTGTATTTTGATTTAACGTCAACCAGTTTGTGTCCATTTTAAGTGAGCAAGACGTTCTTTTTCTGCCCAGCGTATAAACAATCCGGGCTCGCGTCCCATTGCTTCGATTTCACTAGGTTTGTCCCAGTAATCCATGCCTGCTTCGTTGTCTTGTGTTAGTTCACCTAGTTCATACTGTTTTACATGCACCATTTCGTGTGCAAGTGTACACAGCATTTCACGCATGTTAAGAGTACGCTTGATATCTACTTCGTATTCGCTGTCTTCTAGCTCTGTGCAATAGCCGTAGTTCTCGTCATTGCTCATACGCCGAAAGTTGATTTCAACTGTAGGATTAACATTGAATTTTTCGCAGACAAACGCAGCCATGCTAAGTGCATACTTGCGTTGATTGCGTGTTCCGCCATTTACTGTGATCATATTTGCACCGGAGTTTTGCCTGTGATTAAGTACATTTTCTTTATAATAGCATCAACATCTGATTCTGTCAAGTAACCTGTTACACTATCATCTTCATCTGTAATGCCAGGCAGATGTGTAAAGTAGTCGTTTTTAAGTACAGCAATCTCATAAGGAGCAGTTTCTGTGCCGTATGCACCATCACCACTAATAATGCTGAGTTCATAGTTATCGCCAAAACTCAGCACACATTGATAGGAGCCGGGGTGATCGACTTTTTCAATCATTTCAAAACTTGATAATTCTAATACAGCCATTGTACCCTCCTGTTAACTATTTTATAACACAAAAAGCAACAACTGTCAACCTAGATTCTAAATGTAATGCGTCCTTTGTCAAGGTCGTAAGGTGTCATTTCAATCTTTACCTTGTCGCCTAGAACTAGTCTAATTCTAAAACGGCGCATTTTGCCGCCTGTATAACAAGTTACAATATGTCCATTTTCAAGTTCTACTTTAAACATTTGGTTTGGTAGCACATCTATAATACTACCTTCTACTTCTATTGTGTCATCACTCTTCGCCATTATCTACCTTAGTAATAACGATTGTACCGTTCTCTATCACAAACTTCAATGTGTCTCCTTCTTTCCATCCTTGAGATTCCATAATCTCAGGTGGTATTGTCATATTAACATTATCCGGGTCTCCGTCAATGTCTTGAAATATTTCATCTACGTTGTATGTTAGTCTATTTACCATTAGTTTTCACTCCAATAGTATTTAACATTTCAACTGCATCAGGAAACTCGTCCATATTCCGGATAGACTCTTCAAGTTGATCTTGAGTTTCAATGCTTGCAATCGAATCTATTTGTTCCCACATCAAAGAGTGTGTACGATAAGGTTGATTGATGGTAGTGTGTAGGCTCCAGTCAATTTTTGCTGGCTTTTCAAAATTGTTCATTTGTTACTCCAAACACTTGCGTAATAACCTTTTCCGTGAGTATCGCCGCCGTCGTTGTCTACGTCAACATCGTTGTACAAAATACTAGTAACAGTGTCTTCTCCGTTTGGATATTCAGTAAAAATAACTTTTAGTTTCTTAGGATCAAACTCACCAAAAGTTTCAAAACGCCCTTCAAAGAACGTGCCGTTTTCACTGCTGGTCATCTGTAGTGTGTAATCACCTTCGTTGCCAAAGTCTTCGTCCGACTCTACTAGATCAACTTCATAGTCGGTGGCTTCCATAACACCGTCTAGATATTCTTGTAGTTCTTCACTATCAACAACTTCACTAACAATATCAGCATTATAATCGCCAGTGCTGATTTCTTCAATGGTTACTCTAGCACTACCATACTCTACACCATACTGATGCACAATTTCATTTGGTGCTTCATACCATGGATATTTGTAATCTTCATTATCAAACTCAGTGAGGAAGTCTGCCTCGGGCGGAACTACTTCAACATTATCAAAATCATAATCTTCTGGGTCTTCATTGACCATATAGTTTACAAGATCACTATCGCCATGTTCTTCACAGATGGGTTGCCAAAAGTCATGCACAGCTTTGCTTACATTAATGTATGCACTCTCGCCACCGTACCCCCAAAGTTGAATACGATAGTAGCGTGGGCCTTTAAGTGTTTCTACCAGTTCTTGCTTTTCTTCTGATGTCGCCATTCTTTAAATCCTCTTGGTTGCCTTTAGTTAAATATACAACAAGTTAAAAGGAATGTCAACCTTGAAAAGAACATTATTTGTAGTTACATGCCAACACGACAAATGGAAGTTTGAAATGATGTGCCGTAGTATTAGTGCATTTTTAGAGCCATGTCGTATAGTGATTGTTCACAATGAAAGTGACAAAAAATACAATGAATGGTTAGAATGGTTTAACACTAATATTAATGAGACTTTGCTTTACAAGTTTAGTGTGGTTACCTATCCTGCTAGTAAGTTTTGGCCTAAAAATATTCCCCAGCACTTGGATTATGAATTAGAACTAGGTGGCTGGGTCGGACAACAGATGTTAAAAATATTAGGACATTCTGTTATAAAAACAGAAGAATATTTGATACTAGATAGTAAAAACTTTTTCTTTCGTCCTTATAATATTGATGATACGCCGTCTTGCAATGCTCACGGAAACTGGACCCTCAAAGGTGTAACTGAATGGACAAAGCTCAGTTGTGAAAGACTAGGATTAATATATCCTGGACATCATCTAAAACTAAGACCAAATGTTACACCCTACATATTTAAAACCCATGTTGCAAAACGTTTGGTAAAATATTTTAAAAGTGATATAAACTTTTACTGTTGGTTTGCTGAAACTGCACTATTACCCGAAACAAGTCCAGCTGAGTTTATTCTTTATGATTTATTTGAACTTAGATTAGGACAACGATCAACTAACCCAGATGAGCCGATCACATATTCAACTATATGGAGACATCAGCTATTGAAGGAAAAACAAACGCCCAAGCAGATAGCACATACTATAATCAAAGAGTACAATGACGGCGTAAAGCCCTGTCCAATTTCAGGATTTCATAGCGGTGTTGAACCGTTGTTAACACTAAAAGACGTTAAAGATATATTAAAAATACTTGACGTTGATTTTATAATGCCGACAAATTCTTTGGGTCCTTTTTAATAAATACATATGTAATAGCAGAGCGTGAGGGCGCACTTAATGGACTTTTTAACTTTAGCAAGCGAAGTAGGATTTCCTATTGCTGGGGCATTAGCTGCCGGATATTTCGTTTTTTTAACACTCAAATTTATTCTAGGCGGCGTTGAAGACAGTGTAAAAACACTCAACGGTATTATTGGCTCGTTGGATAACCGTGTGCAAACTATGAACAACGACCTAGTTAAGATAGATGCACTGTTAAGTTATGCACTTGGAGTTAAGCCCAATATTGATAGAATAGCAGCAAATGAAGGAAAAGATGATGCCAGAAGAGACTAATGTAGACGACAAAGGTAAAATGGAAATCCAGTTGCGTATACTAGGAAATGAACTAGTAGCAATAAAAATGTCAGTTGATGATTTCAAAATGAAATGGCTGTTTTTAGGAGTAGTTGCTATGTTAGCTGTAGGATGGGCGGCAAGTAGTTTTGGGCCAGACTTGATCGGTATGTTCGGAGAGTAAATGGAGTTTGATATTTCAACTGCAATCAAAGACTTTGGCTTTCCAGTCATTGCTGCGTTTGGCATGGGATATTTCATCTTCTTTATCTGGAAGTGGGTAACAGAAACTATTGATCCAGTTATTGGACAAAGCATGGGTACACTTATACGTCTTGTTGACCGTGTGCGTATGTTGGACAACGACATGATTAGACTTAACAGTAAGTTGAGCATGGTGTTAGAGCATAGGGGTGCGCTTAATCCAGAACAACAAGCGTTCTTAGACGAAGCAGTTGTAAAATATCAAAGCCGCAGCGAAACGTTTAACTCAACTGGCAAGCCTGCACCGAAAGAAGACCCAAATAAGCCAGAACTAAAGAAAAGAACTTCACGCAATAACTAAGTATTTTTATGAGATACTATTTAGGACAATGCGAATACAAGTGGACACATGCCAATACTGATATGGAGAACATATGGATTAGGCGTGAACTTGGCGATGATCTTTATCGTACAGTAGAAGAAAACAACTGGGAGTGGAAACTTTTGCGTAGTAGCAGTACAAGTTTGCCCGGAGATGTATACTGCCGCTGTGATATATATGTAGACATTGATGATTCAAGACACGCAACTTTATTTGCATTAAAGTATACTCATGTAAAACTAGTGGAGAAAGTACAATGATGTGGATGGATTATAATATAATGCAAGCCGGTGATAACTTTTGTATAGAAGGCGATTGGCCTGGAGAAGTAATGGGATTAGATAGGCAAGGAAATCCTGGTAATAAGGATCATCCGTTGTATAAACCAGGCGATGTGTTTATAGTAAACGAAAGTGGATGGTTAATAAAAACTGATCAAGTTAACGCACTGTTGTTAAAGCACGAGAATAGCGTTCAGCAACAATCTCAGCAACTTGATCAGAACACATAGTTTCGTAGTGTGTATGTGCTACCTCTACTAGTTCCATGTCTGTTCTGTGTGTCATTGAAGCAAGTGTAACAACACCGTCATTAGGGCCATTGTGATAAGGCACTGATCCTGTTGTACTTACTATTTGTGTCCAAGGTATATCTAATTCTATCTCATGTGCTTTTTTGATAGGATCGCTCTTGCGTCCAATATCCCTAAACAATGGATAACTTGGTACAACATACTTTGCCCAGTCTGCTGTGCTACTACCTCTAAACGGTGTGCTAATACTAACGCCACCTACTACACGTAGATATTTGGTAAGATGTAGTGCATACAACCCGCCCATGCTGTGTCCTACAACAAAGTGCGGTCCTCTATTTTGACACTGCTCTGTGATCATATCTAGGTTATCATAGAATCTATCCATGCTGCTATAGTTGACCATAATCTCTTTTGAGAACTGTGTCTTTGTTTGTAGGTATTTGAAACTAAGACTGGTTTGATTTGCACCATGCAACCATATTACATTGATATCATCAATGTCCTGGCCTTTGTATTCAGTGTTGCTGCCGAAAAGATTTTTTATATAGTTGAACATATGTTATTTACTCGTCGCAACAAAAATTCCATTCCAATCCGGTGGTAGGTCCTGTGTTTTCATATACTCACAGCGTTCAATCCACATATCGTAATAGCCTTCCATTTGGCCATCAAACGATCTACGTATTATTTTACATTGTTCAATGGCTTCATCAAACAGTTGCATCTGATATAGTCCATGCATATCTTTGTGATGTTTTTGTGTAATTTTCCATGTATCTTTTACATTATCGAGCACTGTATAAATGCTCAATCCAACACTCTTGCCTTTTACTTGTAAGTCATCTACTTTAAGATAGAAGAAGTCATCTTTTGTTGCTTCATAAGTTGCTTCGCCTACAAGTAATAAGCATCCGTACTCTTTACACTTGCTTTCTACTCTGGCGGCGGTGCTTACAGCGTCTCCAAGGACATCATATGAATGACGTTTAGTACTTCCCATCTCACCAAGGTATCCCAACCCTGTGTTGATGCCAGCGCCCATACCAACAGCAGGACGACCATCAGGTATAATAACTTCTTCATTAAACTTCTCCACTGCTTTAAGCATGTCTAAGCCACACTGTACTGCTGTCTTAGCGTGGTTAGGATCATCTATGGGTGCATTGTGTATGTGCATACTTGCATCGCCTATATACTTGATAATCATTCCGTCTGCGTCTAGCACTGGCTCTGTAATAGCATCCATGTAGCCATTCATAATACGTGTGAGTCCTTGTACGTCATCTCCAAAACTTTCACCTAATGGTGTAAAGCCACGCAGGTCTGAGAACACAATCGACACTTCTTTCTTAGTACCCTTCTTGATAAGGTCTGGGTTTTCCTGTAGCAGTTTAACCACTGTAGGGCTTGCGTATCCAGCAAACTGTTTCTTGATTGCGTTCTTCTGTAAGAATTCATCTACAAACTTGATTACGTATCTTTTTAATCCAACTAACAATAAAAACGCTGCTGGTATAAATCCATCAATCAACAGGTTTTGCGTAGCAAACATATAGTAACTAAAATAAACACCTCCACCCACGGACAACACAAAGAAGGCTATGCCTACGTATGTCCAACGGGCGAGGCCGATTAACAGTAAGCCGGCTATAACTAGAGCTGCTAGTTCTGCCCACTGTTCTGCGTCTGGGTGTCTTGATATATTCGATTCGTTAAACACTGTGCCTAGCATTGCTGCTTGTACTTCGTGTGGAAACACGCTGCCTGCTGCTGTTGCTAGTGGCTGTGTAAGCCCTGCTGCTGTTGGTCCTACAAACACAATAGCGCCAGCAAAGTCATCTGGTAAGTCTACTGCGCTCACGCTTTTACTACGCTGACTCCAATC